ACATAAGGTCGATATTCATTCCATTTCCTTTGACCTTAACATGAGCTGTTTTTGGTCTGTTGCCGTAAACTTGATCTGTCATAACTTGTATCTTTCTTATTGTTTATCTTTTTCTTTTATTTCATAATACTTACCCAACGTCTGTCCCATATCTTCATACATTGCCTCAAGTCGTTGTTGCAACTTAATCGTTTCGGCTACTGTCTTTTCAAAAATCTTCATTGACTCTGTAAGTTTCTTAGAATGTCTTCCAAGAGTTACGGTATCAAACCAATCACCAGATTGTTCTGTAATGTGCTTTGAAGCAAATTTTACGACCTTCTTGATGTTCTTGTATGCTTCTTTGAGGTCATTACCACGATAAATAGCATCCCCATATTCATTGAATCTTGAAACAGATTCCATGAATTCTTTCTTTTGTTCCGGTGTTAAGAGTGGATCTTCTTCTGTATTTGGCTCTACCTTTTCGACGGCCTCGTTGACATTCAAAACTTCTTTAACACTCTGTTTGATTATCTGCTTTAATTCAGAAACTGGCATTGATAGACCTTCTGCTTTCTTTGGAAGACCTTTGTGTTTTGTACCAGCATACTTTTCAAGTTCTTTTTCAGACATAGCCGCTGCAACTTGTTTTACATTTTTACTAACGTTTGACGCAGGAACTTCTCCACGTTTGTAGGCAAGAACAAGTCCCATAAATTTCTGTTGTTTTTGTGATAATGCCGGCATTATTATTTCCCTTCAAATATACAATCACATATACCACCAATTTCACAGATGATATTTGTAATGTTTTCATGAATAAGTTGAATCTTAGGATCTACTTTATTAATTTTCTTTGGTGATACACCTTCTTTGATAAGTCCGTCACTAACAACTTCACCACCACCAGCTGGGTACATAAATGCACCTTGTGTTGATGGGTTTGAAACAAAATCCCATCCAATCAATTCAAAATCATCCTGAACTTCTACTGTACTCTCGTTTATTTCTTTTACTGTACCAAGTCCTCTCGATGAAATACCGAGACGAATTCCAGCATTGAGTAATTCTTTAAGGATATTACCAGACGGTGTTGGGAGAATTTCTACTATACCAACTAAGTCATCACCATCCCATTTTACTTCAATAACATTATGAGAAACGTTACGGAGATTGATGACTGAGGAATTCCCTGTCCAATGCGGGAATCCGTTATCTCGGCAATAAAAATTACCGTTTTCAACCGTCACGCAATGAACGGTATCATCATAATCAACTTCGTTAACCTTTACAAATCTAAAGTCAAGATGAACTGATGTTGATTTCTTAATCTTCAATCTGTATAATGTAGATTTATTTGACACTTCAATAATACGACCAGCATACACATAATCTTTTTTGCTAATCTGTTCTTTAATCACAGATGCAACACCCAACTTCAAAAGAATCTCTTGAAAATCTTCCATCAATTTTTTTGAAACCGAGAATATTGATTGGTTTGTATAACCGTTATAAGTAACCGTAGTCCCATCCCCATGCAAATACCACTCGAATAACTCCTGCAATAAATCAATTGATGCGTTCTTTATATCATCTGGGATATACTTCGTGTATTTGTTCCCTAAACTACTGACATAATTCCAAAGTCTCGGATCAGAACAAGAAAATGTTATTCCACGTTCTCCTTTTTTCCATTCATTCCAAGTTAATTCAGGTGACATTTCTTTCAATACTTCTCTAAATTTATCGGCGGTTTCACCTTCATTCTGTGTAATGTAAACACCATATCCATTGTTACCAGTATCTCTGTTGGTGCAATGTCCTTCTGCTAAATAAAATCCTAAGAAACCAAAGAATGATTTTGCATTTAAAATCAATGGAGTCGATGATTTTTCTTTGTATTCGGCAGATTGATTGTTCGCAACATCAGTTATACCTTCCAACTCAATAACATCATGATGAGTACCGTTCCAATTGTTATCGGCAATCGGTATTGTTAAATGAGTGGACTGGTGTGTTTTCGTCATCTCATATATTTCTTGTGCCGTCTTTATCACAAACTTACCGTTTCTGTCTTTCAAATAAAATCGGTGGTTTGGTGTAACCATTGCATCAATGTTTTTACCAATGATAGAAATCATCTTTCCTTTATACGGTTCATTAACAACACGTTGGACCGGTTGATATTCTATAACATTTGTATCTGTGTTTAATGACGGTATAAGTTCACCAAGTTGAACATCTTTTATGAACTTCCAACCAGATTTTGTTAGAATCTGTGCTGTTGGGCGATTGCACTCTGGGTGGTCAAGCTCTCCCAAGGCACGATTTTCTTTGATTTGATTTTCTTGATAGTTCTTTACTTCACGAACCAGAATTTCTTTTGGATAAACACGGCCGTTTTGATTTTTTGCCTCTGCTCTTTGAAGCACACCCGAAACAATAACTTTTCCGTTATTTTGCATCTTTGACTCATTTATTTGTTTAGGGGTCACCCTAAAAAGCATTGTGTCTATGAGTAATAGTTTCATTTTATACACCTAATTCATTAATTTTTTTAGAAATACGATTTAATCGTTCACCAATCTTGTATAATCTCTTGTGAGAAGAATTCCAAAGTGTTCTTTGATCCACGCCCATCTCCATTTTCAAACGAGAAGCATGCGCAACAATTCTTTCTATTTTATAAATAGAATGATTAATTTCTTTTATAGATTGATTGATTTTCTGATTCGTGCTTCTTGTTCCATCTGTCTTGTATAACTTGTAAGAAGTTTCATGTAAAACAGACATTGACTGCTTATAGGCAGATTCTTGTTTTACAAATTCTTCTTTTGAGATAGAATTTCTTCTTTTTTGCTTAGGGACTAATTTGTATCCAAATTGTTCGGCATTGTCTTTTGTCTGGTCATCAAATTTTTCCTTACCCTCACCCGATTGGGGTGAAAATGCTTTAGGTGTTTGATAACCATCAACTCCAGCGGTTGTACTCATCTCGTTCATTTCGTCTGTAAAAATACGAAATTCTTCTGATTCTTGAAGTTTCTTTATAAACGATTCAATATTCATATTATCTAACAAGTTGGTTACGGATTAATGCATAAACAGGACCGCCACTTACTACGGCTACACTTCTAACCGATATTTCAATTATAGCACCTTGACTACTCATAGTTGCAAGTGTTGCCAGTGGGATTTGACCACCCAAAGAAAGACTTGCAGTTCCAGTAGTTGGATGTGGAACAATTAAACCACCAACACCATAATTAGAACCAGTAAATGTTGTTGAACCAGTAAGACATGTAATTGATTGTAAAAACATTCCAGGATGACCTTTTTTTTCAAATTCATCTGCCTGTGATGCTGGATAACTGTAGGGTTGTATTCCGTTTGGGATTGACATTATTTAACTCCGTCTAAATCATTTATTAAATTATAATAACGAAGTAGGGCTGTGACGTGATTTTCATCAACATTTTTTAATGTATTGTATTGATCTAACAAGTTGATGACCTCACGGAGCTTAATTATTAGCACCTTATCTGTTATTTGTTTTGTCTTCTTTTCCAGCTTTTCCCGTATTATTTTTGCTTCCGATTGAATGTAACCCTTCAAACTATTAGTAGTGCTGACATTTTCAATGTATTCTCTGATGAGATTCTTTTGTTCATTTGAAAGGTCGTCATACTTCTTGTTAAACTTCTCTACCAAAATCTTATATGCCATAAGACGAATTTCTTTTGGCTCATCATGAAGATTGATAGTTGTTTCATTTAACTTAGAACGATTATCGGAAGTCATGCTTTCAATAATTGTTATCTTTGAACGAGTAATTTCTGTTGGATCATCTACTTCGGTGTATTCAAAAATTTTGTAGATAGAAGCAAGAAGCTTATAGTTCTGAACTTTTGTTTGAAAGAATGAATCTAACTCAAAATTTTCCTTTATCGTCTTAATAAGATTGTATTTTTCTTCACTAAGTTTCTTCTTATTTATATTCTTTTTAGCACGAAGTACAGCCTCAACAAGCATATTTGCCTTTGAATCCGAGGAAAATTTTTCTTCGGATAATGTCTTATACAGCCCATATTCCTTACTAAGTTCCGTGTTCTTATTAAAGAACCTTTTAAGGATTACCGTTGCTGCCGATTCATTGGCAGATATGATATCTGATGTTATTTGACGTGCTAAGAGTTCAAATAACATACCAGTATTTTTAAATTTTGAATGTTTAATCTTCTTCATTTATCTTTACCCATGAATGTGTATCTACTAAATAAATATGGTGTTGATTACATTTCTTCCAATAAAAAGTTCTCGTCCAGCAAAGATGATTGATCTTTTTTCTCATCCGGCTTTTTTAAGCTTTCTGAAATTATTGATTTTGTCTTAATACCGTATGAGTTCATACTGTGAATCATTTTTTCCATTTCTTTTGATAATTCGTGTCCTTCCAAACTAAGTGGAGAATCACCTTTATAATCGTGTTTAATCTTCTTGCTTAATGAAAGAGTTTTTGAAATATCTTTCTTACCAATCGGATCTCTACCAAAGGAACTATCATCTGTTCCATAAGTTGAACCATGTTCTGGTGGTCTACCAGCACCTGGCCATCCACCCTCTGGGACTTCTATATCATTGATAGGTTGTGATTTCTTACCACCGTAGATATTCATGGTAGCCAAATCGTGTGGTGTTCCAAATGACTCCTTCGTTAACTGTGGATCATTTCCTTCACTTTCAATTTGACTTTGACGGAACTTCAACTTTATATCTTCTATAATTTCATTCTGTTCAAAGTCGGCTTCGTCATCTGATAAGTTAAAGATATTCTTATAAATATATTTTAATGAAAGTAACTTTGATTCTACAAGAGAATTTGCCAAATCTACTCGTTCTTTCATCAAAGCAATCTTCTCTTGTTCATAGATAATAGAAGGACCAGTCAAACTTAATTCAAAGTTAACAAGGTCGGAGTTTTCGTAACCTTGTGAATATAAGTGTGCAATAGCAATCTTTGTTAATTCGGAAACAACGATACGTTGGATTCTTTCAATTGTTCTTGCAAAACGAATATCAAGTGCAGCAAGTGTTGCTTTACCTTCAAGACCTTCATCATATCCTAGGAATGCCTTTGGAACTTTAAGAGCAGCAAATATCTTATTCTTCAAATATTCAACATCTTCAATTGCTTGATATTGAAGACCTGGTAAAGTTTCAATCGTAGTACCGGCTTGTCCACCACGAACAGGAAGATAAAAATCTTCAAGTATATTTTGCATATTGTATTTAAGATTGTATTGTCCTGTTTGTTCATTTACCACAGGAGTTTTCTTCATTTGATTCATTATATTTTGCATATATTGATCAACTTCCGCCGGTGGAATATTACCGATGTCAATCTTAAACACACGCTTTTCAGGTGCTCTCATGATACGGTGAATCAACATCGCATCTTCCATGAGAACAAGTTGCTTGTAAAGTTTACGACCACCTTCTAATATTGACTTACCATATGGTAAAAAGTTCGTATCACCTAAAAGACGAAAGTGAGCAATTTCATAATTTTGAAATTCACCTTTACCAAGTGGACCTTCATATATAAATTTTGTCATGTAGATATGTTCAGGATCAGTTCCTTCATCACGTAGTATTTCATACGAAGAAAGTGGAACTACGTTTGTAACACCAAGACCCTCTTTAATGTCTAAGAACAAGTAATTGTCACCATACTTACAAAGGTTGCGAATCCACGGCCACAAATTATACTCAATATTTAGAATATCGTAGAAAAGGTTTTGGAGAATTTTACGAATATTATCATTATCCGTCTTGATTGTTAAAACATTACCGAAGTCATTCTTTAAGGTGCAATTATGTACATAACATTTTCCGCCATCATTTGTTTCAATTGCAAACAGGTGTGTATCACCAACATTTACTATATCGTAAACATCCACGATTCCACCCTTTTCTATGGACACTATCTTGTGATTATTTGTTTGTAAAAATTTACCAAATGTTTTATATCCACTTTCTTCAATAAGAAAACGAAATTGTCTTGTTGATATATCAAATTGATTTGCAACATCTGTCATTTCTCTCCAAGTTATCCCGTTATCAATACAATACTTTCTAATGATTGGTAACATTTCTTTGTAGTGTAAAAATGACATTTTTCTAGGTAAACTCTGAACAGTTTTTACATTATATTTTGAACACAGATATTTTGTCAACTTATCAAATTGGGAAGGTGGTAATCCATAATTATGACGTAGTTTTTCTTCTAAATTGTCTTTGAATGACCCATTGTAATTTTTAAAAATAAATTTTTCTACTTTAGAAATATCCAAATCTTCAAAATGCACAATAGATTCATTATACCTACCATTTAACTTACCAATCAGTTTATGACCTTTTCCAAACATTCCATTTTTTTTACCATAATTTGCAAAGGTATTACAACGTTCCTCATGAGTCATATCTGAAACAAAAGAAGTCATAAACTTTTTTTGTTGTTCTGATTTAAGTCTCTTTGTGGAATCATTCCAATATTTAGAATGGCCTTCTCTTGTTTTTTCTAGCAAATATGTCATCCAACTTTGATCAAGTCTTCTTTTTTCCCACATATTTGTGTTATGATTTTGGTGTAAACGAATATGGTCTTTTCTTTGTAATACAGTCAAATTAGACGGTTCATTATTCCTCTTATCAAAATCAATGTGGTGTGTATGCAAATCAGATGTCCCAACCTGACGTCTCTCTTCCAATAAAAATGGAACTTTATTAGATACAATACGGTGAGTATAATCAAATTTACCATCAAAATTTCGTATCATTTCATAATTTTTCATTGTTCTTGTATTGCTGTTTTTTGTTGGCAATACCATAAGACCGTCACCGACTTTTAAATCTTTTAACTGAACTTGTTCGTTATCAGATTTAACAAATACATGGTTATCAGTTGCTACTATTTCTGTACCGTCATCTAATGTTACAACATATGTTTGACGTTTGCCTTTATAGACTACCTTTTCAGCCAATGACGGTGTGAAATTACCAAAGGCGTCCAATCCATACACCCAAAAATTTTGAACATTATTTTCATAAAGTTCTTTTATTGTAAATTTTTTGTCATTCAAAAGAGGTATCAACGTATCAGAACCCAAACATTCATCTGCATATATGTCTAACGCAGATGAAATAATGGCATCCGTATCCATCGCCTCGTAGTCAGTGTAAAGATCAATCTTTGTTGCTGAAAATGAGTTATACTGATTATATGCAGATATAGGAGTTCCACGAGTTCCGTGAAGACGACCATATCTGTCAATTACTTTTGAGGTATGCGGGTTTCCATCTGCTTGATACCTGGCAGTATCGATTACTTTGAGTTTCTTGCCCCCGACATTTCGCACGATTACATTTGTGCTAAATAATGTTTTTAATCTATCAAATAGTGATTTTTGTTCAGCCATTCTGACTCTCACTTTCTACTGTTTTTATTGTATGTTATTTCATATACATAAATATGAATTTGTGTTATTTAAATACGTTTTTATAGCAACCAGGTTAAATCTTCTCCTGGTTTTGTGTCACCAACGTCAAGAGACCAACCAGCTTCTTTGTTTACTTGATTTAATGTATTATAAACCTGTGTTGACTTTCTCATGTAATCAAGTGCTAATTTTGTTTTTAGCATACCGTCTTGACGTAGTTTGAGTGCGGTATCACGAACCCACATTCCTATTGCAAATGATATAACCAAGTCGTCATTATACCCCGTTTGAGCTTCTGCTCTTCCACCGTTCCAAATAAAAACAAACATTTCTTCAGCTAAACGGTTTGATTTGATAATTGGAGCACGTTCCCTGAAATACATTTCATACTTTGAAACAATGAGTGGTCTTGTCTTTGAACTGTTTGTAAAACCAGGAACCATTTGTGATTTATCTTTGAGATCGTATCCCTTCGGTATATGTACTGCTGGGTCTGTGTAACCATCCTCTCTGTACGTGTAGTAAAGATTTGGATAACCTCGGTCAATTATTTGTTGGATTACAGCCCAACCTATGTTTGCGTTTTCAACCACAAGTAAGGCATCATTGTATTCAGTTGCAAGTGAGACAAGAAGATTACCATATGACTTTGTATCTAACTTACCTTGATACTCTGCAACTTGTTCTATATTTTCTATATCAATTACGTGAAACGCAGAATAGTCCTTACCATCACCACGTGCAACATCAGCACATATCATATATGTTTTGTTAGGGTCTGGATCATCCCATATCCACAGACCACCCTCAGCACCTCTTTTCTCTCTTGGTTCACAAACATATGTTTTCTGATACCAATCAATTGTATTACCATCAACGACGGATTGACCGGATGACAGAAAATCGCCGTCGCATTCCTGCGCCGCAAGAGTTGGACCAAGAATATTATCTTGTTGATCTCTCCAAGCTTGATCACGTTCTGGATGAACCGTCCAGTGGAGAAAGATTGGATTGAACGTATTCTTCCCTGTCTTTGCACTGACCCACTGTTTGTGATAAAAATTACCAACCCCATTAGGTGTGGAGTTGATTATTGTACTACCGCCAGTGTTGATTGTAGACTGTGCAGATGCCCAAATTTCCTCGATGTTGTCAATGAAGGCGGCCTCATCAATAATAAGAAGAGAAAGAGCTTCCGAACGAGCGGCATCACTAGCCGCAGATACAGCTTTTATCTGTGAACCATTCTTAAAACGAAGTGAAAGTTTGTTATCTTCAATTACAGATGTCTTTAGCCATGATGGAAGATTATCATACATGACTCTCGCCTTTGTAACAAGATTTTTAGCAGTTTCTTGTTTTGTCGCAATGATAAGAATATTTTGATCTGTTTGAAACAACATTAACCAAAGAGAATATCCAGCGATAAGAGTTGAAATACCCAACTGACGTGACTTCAAACAGATGTTGTATCTTTTATCTTGAAAGTCACGAAGTACGTCTTCCTGAAAGTCCCACAGTTCAAATAGAATTTTACCACGAATGGGATGTTGAATCTTACCATACTTTTTCATAAAGTATACTGGGTTAGCAGCACACTTTACATATTCTTCTTTGATTATATCACGTAATGAACTATTGTGTTGAACCATTATAAAACCAGACCCAACAAAATGATTGTTGCAATTGTTGCACCACCACCAAACCACAACCATTTATTATCATACCATTTTGGCATGAGTATATCAATAGTTTCATAAAGTTTCTTATTTTCGTTTTCCATTGTACCTATAACTTTTTGACGATTATCGAGTTGTTCTTGAAAAATACTAAAGCGTTGTTTGTAATCGGTAATGGCAGTGTCTTGTGCAACTATAATCTTACCCTGCCAATAAATTGTATCCTTTTCCCATTGGATTGTATCTTGTAGTCTTTGAATTTTATTTGCTAGTTTTAGAATGTTAGCCTTTGGTAAACAAACTACGGAGTCTTTCGATTGTGCGTAAGAAAATGTGTTGACAAGAAAGAATAAAATTAGTAATATCCATGGCATCTTAGTCCTTTATGAAATCATTTAAAAAGTTTAAAGCAGAATCAACATCTACAATAGTTGGTTTTAGTTTTCGTCTGATTGGAGGATTCTTCTTCAATGTGTTAATTATATACTCATCGTCTGCAATTTTAGAATCTAATTTACTAGCAACCACAAGTAGACTATCATACTTCTGATGGTATTTATCCACCTCTATGCGAAGTGAATCTGCAATTCTCATGTTTTCAGTTACTCGATCATCTACTAACATAGAGTTGTAGATTGCAAAACCGATACCACCGAACATAATAATACCAAAAATTATGTTCACAATAAGTGGTTTCATATTATTTTGTAGGATTAGTTGAGACCATTTTTGCTTTACCACGACCGGTTGCTCCTTTCTTACGTTTTCTTGTAACTGCACTTTTCTTTTGTTTTGATGACATACTTGATGCCCTCGATGCGGGCACACATTTTGGATAGGCACGTTTACCACCTTTTCTAGCTTTTGTTCCGGCAGAAGCACCACATGGTGGATGTCCACCTGATTTTGTTTTTCGAGAAATATCAATCCAATTTTGGCGAAACCATTTAGTCAAACCACCACTGGGTTTCTTCCCTTCAATTAAATAACTCTTGACGTATTCACGAATTATTTTTTTGAGTATTGTTTTATTTTTGTTTGTTAGTATCATACAGATAAATATACAAAATTATGGCAAATTAACAAAATTTGTCATCTTTGTAAATACTTGATTCCCAAATGGATTAAAATCTTGACGTGGTTCTGTTGTTAGGTATAAATCGATCCTTTGTAGTTTCTTTCGCAATCTCCCGTTAAAGGACGTATCTATGTACTCATTGAACTCTTGAATTTTTTCATCCAACATCTTTTCAAAAGGCTCTCTCATCAGTTCTAATCCACGATCTTTCGGTGATTGTATATTCAATGGAGGACCTGCCCATATTGAATTTTGACTTTCAATAGTGTCTCTAAATGTAAAAATTTCACGTGGTATTCCGATTGTAGACG